TTATTTTGGGGACCGGACTTTGCGCGAGGACTTGCCGGGCCGCTTTTTTACGATACTCACCCCGTAATCATTTTTCAGGACATTGATAACTGATTCAAAAAACTCAGCTTTCTGGTTCGCCAGCTCAAGCTGCGTTTCAAGTTCCCTGATTCTTTGCTCGGGTGTGAGCGGGATAGTTGTCTGAGTCACAGGCAGTTTCCTCTTCACCAGGTCAGGAAGTCCAGGACTCCAGTCAAGCCGGCCATATTTACGTAACCAGACAAGAACGGTGGAGCGCCCCTGAATGCCATACCGCTGCTGGGCCTGTTTATAGGTCATCTCGCCTTTTTCAACCTGCTCAACAACAGCTATTTTAAAAGATAGAGGATAATCACGTTGGGTGCGTTTGAGCTCAGTCATCATCACGTTCTCCAGATTTAAGTCAGGAACGTGTCAACGCTATTCAGGACGGGTCAGGACCAATAAAAAAGCCCGCATCAGCGGGCTTTAATGTCACAGGGAGTCGCGACTCCGTTGCGTATCCTTTTTTGTCTCCTCACCGTCTGGTCGGTGTCCTGATGAGACTTCTAACTTCCTGTTTTTGTTGTGATAACACCATCCAATCATGATTGGTGGAGCTGGCGGGAGTTGAACCCGCGTCCGAAATTCCTACATACCATTTTTACACTAACGAAATCATATTTTATCATTTTAAATCATGATGTTAGTGTTAATCTGTATTTGCTTGTTTTACTTGTTTTTAGTGTTCCGCCGCCAAAATGCCGCCATTTATTAGCGATGCCAGTTGAGGTTATGAAGTGGGTTTTTGGTAACGGCATCTTCCAGATGATCCGGTGCAAAATGGGCATAAATCATGGTCATTTTAATATCAGCGTGTCCTAAAATATCCCTCAATACCAAAATGTTTCCGCCGTTCATCATAAAGTGGCTGGCGAAAGTGTGGCGCAGAACGTGGGTACATTGACCTTCAGGTAGTTCAATTCCAGCTCGTTTTACCGCACGCTCAAAAGCCTTTCGGCATGGTGTGAATAACTTTCCTCTATTTTTGGGTAATTCTTCATACAGTTCCTGAGAAATAGGAACTGTTCGGTTTTTCTTTCCTTTTGTTTTGGTATAGGTAATTCGATACTTTGATATCTGGTTACCTTGCAGGTTTTCGGCTTCGCTCCATCTTGCCCCGGTTGCCAGGCAAATCTTGGCAATCATTAGCAGACTGGGACTTTGAGATTCAGCACATGCGTCAAGCAGGCGTTTGATTTCATCAGCAGCAAGGAACGCCAGTTCACCCTCTGCAATTTTGAACGTTGGCAGACCGGCGAGGGGGTTGGGTGCAGACCAATGTCCCAGCTTTTTCAATGTGCCAAAAACTGAGGATAGGTTACGTTGTTCAAGGTTCACCGTTCTGGGCTTAACTGGTGACATGAGCACGCCATCTTCGTTTTTGACCTCACCTTTTAATCTGGCTTCCCGGTACTTTGTGAAATCACCTGCTGTCAATTCAGAAGCGATGGGATCACCAAGCCCATTACAAATGATTTTTAACTTAGCCATTAATCGCTTAGGGTCAGCGAGTGTCTGACCGTACAGGGAATACCATTGCTCAATCACTTCTGACAGTTGTCGTCGATCTTCCTTTTCTCCCAGCCAAGGTTTCTTGTTTACCTCGTCCATGGTGAAATTCTCAAACGCAATGGCTTCGCCTTTCGTCGCAAATTGTTTGCGTACGCGTTTGCCATCTCGCCCGTTTGGGTAGCATTCACATAACCACTTTCCGTTCGGCTGTTTTCTGATCGTCATGATTAGATACTCTTAATCACTTTTACCACACGCCCTACAACGTCTACGTCATCAACTGCACATTCAAAGGTTGTTTCTTCCTGATGAACAACAAGTTTATTTCCGGGAATTCGAGCTACTTTTACGATGCTTTTCACTCCATCAATATCAACAAGCCAGGAGCCATTACTGATCTGTTTTACAGATACATCAACAATAAAACTTTCTGTTGTCGTTTGTATGAATAGATAGTTTGACGAGTCGCCCTCAACCAATCTGCTATCTAATAAAATTTCGTCATATGATTGAAGTTCACCATTTCTTAACTCTGTGTATTTGATACTGGGAGCTACGATTTTAGAAAGTGGTCTAATTGTGACGTCATTATCATTTTTGAGAATGTTTGCGTCACCGTTATCTGCATACATATCACCCTGTCCGGTTGCCAACCAAAGAAGCGAGATCCCGGTTTCTAGAGCACATTGAATTACCCATTCTGCTGGGAAACTATCTCTTAAGTATCTGTTTGCCATGGTGCTTTTTGATACTTTTAAGTGTTCGCAGAGCTGTTGGCGTGAGCTGAAATTGTAGGCTTTTATCAGCCTGTTGATGGCATCACGACCCCCACTATCATTTCCACCCTTGATTAGACTCATAATCAAACTCCTTGACGTATATAAAATGCGATCTTAATATCCATTCATGGTTTGAAAAGCAAAACCAAACCACATAAAACGAGATGAGACGATTACAAACTAAGAGATACTGCACTATGAGCAACGACATTTCAATTCGTGTACCAAAAGTGATGGCGACACCAGCAGAGTTCGCGGAATGGGAAGGCTACTCTCGCGGTTCGGTATATCAAATGATTCATAATGGAAAGCTCGCTAAATTCATGGAAAAAAAGGAAAAAGTAAAAGACAGAGTATGTATACGTTACCTTGAGTACAAAAAGGAACAAGTCAGGAAAAATATGGGCCAATCCAATTTCAACTTTAATGTCATCGTTGGTGACTAAGTTCAATTATGAGAACTTTCTAAGGGGGCAGCATGTTTGATTACAAGATTTCCAAACATCCGCATTTTGATGAAGCCTGTAGAGCTTTTGCATTACGTCACAATATGGCGAAGCTGGCAGAACGTGCAGAAATGAATGTTCAGACACTGCGAAACAAACTCAACCCAGAACAACCGCATCAGCTTACTGCACCAGAAATTTGGCTGCTTACTGATCTGACAGAAGACTCAACACTGGTAGATGGTTTTCTGGCACAGATTCATTGTCTGCCATGTGTACCGATTAATGAGGTAGCAAAAGAGAAACTGCCACATTACGTCATGAGTGCAACCGCAGAGATCGGGCGTGTTGCTGCAGGTGCTGTTTCTGGCGATGTAAAAACCAGTGCAGGCCGTCGTGATGCGATCAGCAGCATTAACTCTGTTACACGACTGATGGCGCTGGCTGCTGTTTCATTGCAGGCCCGTTTACAGGCTAATCCTGCGATGGCGAGTGCAGTTGATACCGTGACTGGCCTCGGTGCTTCATTCGGTTTGCTGTGAGGTGCTTATGCTGACGAAAGAACCATCATTTGCATCGCTGCTGGTAAAACAGAGCCCGGCAATGCACTACGGTCACGGCTGGATCATGGGGGAGGATGGTAAACGCTGGCATCCGTGCCGTTCACAAGATGAATTGCTGGCAGAACTATCTACGAAAAAACGGGGGAACAAATGGCTATTGAAGGCGCTGCGGCGACTGTTCCATTAAGCCCCGGTGAACGCCTGAATGGACTTAACCACATTGCGGAGTTAAGGGCGAAAGTATTTGGCCTGAATATTGAGTCAGAGCTTGAGCGGTTTATTAAAGATATGCGTGATCCACGGGATATCAATAACGAACAAAATAAACGAGCACTGGCAGCCATATTCTTTATGGCAAAAATTCCGGCTGAACGTCATAGCATCAGCATCAATGAGCTGACCACTGACGAAAAGCGGGAGTTGATTAAAGCAATGAATCATTTTCGTGCAGTGGTGAGCTTATTTCCCAGACGGCTAACCATGCCGAATTAACCAACTAATGAAATTAATGGCGTAAACCCGCCGGGCATCCCTTTATCTAAATTCAGGAGAATTGATTATGCGTAATATTGAAATCCTCACGACTAAAACCGGACCGGATGATGCAGGGCTTAATATTTTACTGACAGAGGCTCGTCTGGAAGAACGCCGGGCAAGGGCTGAAGCAATGGCAGCTCGCCTTGATAGCCTGGCGTGTCATATCTCATCCCGTCAGCTAAACCACGTGGAAGCGGCAGAACTGCTGCGTGTGACTGCTGAAGCAATCCAGAACGAAGCGCAGGAGATCCACTAATGGCTGATGCAATGGATCTCGTACAGCAGCGCGTTGAAGAAGAACGCCAGCGCCATATCCGTGCTGCCCGTGCCAAAACACCGGGCGTGTCTCGCGTGCTTTGCATTGAGTGTGAAGCGCCAATTCCGCCAGCACGCCGCCGTGCCATTCCGGGTGTGCAGCTTTGCATTACCTGCCAGGAAATTGCAGAGCTGAAAGGCAAACATTACAACGGAGGTGCTGTATGACAAGGGCAGTACGTATCCATCAATTAAAAATTGCACCTAAGTATTTCAACGCTGTGGTTGCAGGTCAAAAGACGGCTGAACTTCGTAAAGACGATCGTGGCTATAAAGTTGGTGATGTTCTTTCTCTTTGCGAATGGAAGCATGGCGTATTTACGGGTAGAGAATGGGCTGCTGTTATCACTCATATACTTCCGGTTAATGACGTCATGGTAGTTTCAGAACAATGGGTGATGCTATCAATTCGTCCATTAACCCCATTGGAAGCTTTAGGATATGTTATTGCAGGAGGTGCTGTATGAGCACCATCCTGAAATGGGCGGGAAATAAAACCGCCATTATGTCCGAACTGAAAAAACATCTTCCTGCTGGCCCGCGACTGGTTGAACCTTTCGCGGGTTCCTGTGCTGTGATGATGGAGACGGATTACCCCAGCTATCTTGTTGCGGATATTAATCCTGATTTAATCAACCTCTATAAAAAGGTTGCTGCTGATTGCGAGGCGTTTATATCTCGTGCCAGAGCTTTATTTGAGGAAGCAAACAGGGATGTGGCTTATTACAACATAAGGCAGGAGTTTAATTACTCCACTGAAATTACTGATTTCATGAAAGCGGTATATTTCCTGTATCTCAATCGTCATGGTTACCGTGGGTTATGTCGCTATAACAAGAGCGGGCATTTCAACATTCCGTACGGTAATTATAAAAATCCGTATTTCCCTGAAAAAGAAATTCGCGCATTTGCAGAGAAAGCCCAGCGGGCAACGTTTATCTGCGCCAGCTTTGATGAAACGCTGGCGATGTTGAAGGCGGGGGATGTGGTGTATTGCGATCCGCCTTATGACGGTACGTTTTCCGGCTATCACACTGACGGCTTCACTGAAGATGACCAGTATCACCTGGCATCCGTTCTTGAACATCGGTCATCAGAAGGACATCCGGTCATTGTTTCTAACAGTGACACATCCCTGATCCGTTCGCTGTATCGCAATTTTACTCACCACTACATCAAGGCAAAACGCAGCATCGGTGTAGCAGCTGGTGAGAGTAAATCTGCAACAGAAATCATCGCTGTTTCCGGGCCGCGCTGCTGGGTGGGATTTGATCCTTCGCGTGGCGTGGATAGTTCTGCCGTGTACGGAGTGCGTGCATGAGCCATGCTGATATGAACAACTGCAGCGGCTTTAACGAGGTCGCCGCAGCATTCTCATGGAACAGCCCGAAAAAGGCCATTAACCCTTATCTGGACCCGGCGGAAGTTGCGCCGGTTTCTGCGCTTTCAAACCTGATCACTCTGTACGCTACCGATAACGAGAAGGAACAACTGCGCCGCGAGGCACTGAGTGATCAGGTCTGGGAGCGTTATTTCTTTAATGAATCCCGTGATCCTGTCCAACGCGAAATGGAGCAGGATAAGCTAATTAGCCGGGCAAAGCTGGCGCATGAGCAGCAGCGTTTTAATCCGGACATGGTCATTTTGGCGGACGTTAACGCCCAGCCTTCCCATATCAGCAAGCCGCTGATGCAACGTATTGAATACTTCAGCAGCCTGGGCAGGCCAAAGGCTTATTCCCGCTATTTGCGTGAGACGATTAAGCCATGTCTGGAACGGCTGGAGCATGTCCGCGACAGTCAGCTATCCACTTCTTTTCGCTTTATGGCGAGCCATGAAGGGCTGGACGGCCTGCTGATCCTGCCTGAAATGAGTCAGGATCAGGTGAAACGCCTGTCTACTCTTGTCGCTGCGCATATGAGCATGTGTCTTGATGCCGCTTGTGGTGATTTGTATGCCACCGATGACGTTAAGCCAGAAGAAATCCGCAAGACATGGGAAAAGGTGGCAGCAGAAACCCTGCGACTGGATGTTATCCCGCCTGCGTTTGAGCAACTCCGTCGGAAAAGAAACCGCCGTAAACCCGTGCCCTATGAACTCATTCCGGGTTCGCTGGCGCGTATGTTATGCGCCGACTGGTGGTATCGGAAATTATGGAAGATGCGTTGCGAATGGCGGGAAGAGCAGTTGCGTGCTGTCTGCCTGGTCAGCAAAAAAGCATCTCCCTATGTCAGCTATGAAGCCGTGATGCATAAACGTGAGCAGCGCCGTAAGTCGCTGGAGTTTTTTCGTTCTCATGAACTGGTGAACGAAGACGGCGACACGCTGGACATGGAGGATGTGGTAAACGCCAGCAGCAGCAACCCTGCGCATCGCCGCAATGAGATGATGGCCTGTGTTAAAGGCCTGGAGCTTATCGCGGAAATGCGCGGTGACTGCGCCGTTTTCTACACCATCACCTGTCCGTCACGTTTCCATTCCACGCTAAATAACGGCAGGCCCAACCCGACCTGGACAAATGCGACGGTAAGACAAAGCAGTGATTATCTGGTCGGCATGTTTGCTGCATTTCGTAAGGCAATGCATAAAACCGGGCTGCGCTGGTATGGCGTGCGGGTGGCTGAGCCGCACCATGACGGTACTGTGCACTGGCATCTCATGTGTTTCATGCGCAAAAAAGACCGCCGCGCCATTACTGCATTGTTGCGTAAGTTTGCCATCCGTGAAGACCGCGAGGAGCTGGGCAATAACACGGGGCCACGCTTTAAGTCTGAGCTGATAAACCCGCGCAAAGGAACGCCGACAAGCTACATCGCGAAATACATCAGTAAGAACATTGACGGACGTGGTCTGGCTGGCGAGATCAGCAAGGAAACGGGTAAATCCCTGCGTGATAACGCCGAATACGTTAATGCCTGGGCGTCTCTGCATCGTGTTCAGCAGTTCCGCTTCTTTGGTATTCCGGGGCGTCAGGTGTACCGTGAACTTCGCTTGCTGGCTGGTCAGGCGGCAAGGCAACAGGGTGACAAAAAAGCAGGTGCGCCAGTACTGGATAACCCGCGCCTTGATGCCATTCTGGCTGCTGCTGATGCTGGCTGTTTTGCCACCTACATTATGAAGCAGGGCGGTGTACTGGTTCCCCGTAAATATCACCTCATCAGAACCGCTTATGAAATCAACGAAGAGCCGACCGCCTATGGCGATCACGGTATTCGTATTTATGGCATCTGGTCACCCATTGCAGAGGGCAAGATCTGCACTCATGCGGTGAAGTGGAAAATGGTTCGTAAGGCCGTTGACGTTCAGGAGGCGGCAGCCGACCAGGGCGCTTGCGCCCCTTGGACTCGTGGCAATAACTGTCCCCTTGCTGAAAATATGAACCAACAAGGGAAAGACAAATCAGCTGATGGGGATACCAGAACGGATATCACCCGCATGGATGACAAGGAGTTGCACGATTACCTGCACAGTATGAGCAAAAAAGAGCGCCGGGAACTGGCAGCAAGATTACGCCTGGTTAAACCGAAACGGCGTAAAGACTACAAACAGCGAATTACAGAGCGTCAGCGTCAGCAGCTCGTCTATGAACTGAAGTCCAGAGGATTTGATGGCAGCGAGAAAGAGGTCGATTTACTCCTTCGCGGCGGCAGTATTCCGTCAGGAGCAGGCCTGCGTATCTTCTATCGGAACCAGCGTATCCAGGAAGATGATAAATGGCGGAACCTGTATTAATTACGCTGATTAACAATTAATGCTCTAAATAATAAGCAAAGGATAAATCCTATTGATTTTAAAAAAACTTTTTACTTTAACGATATTATTATGTACTGTATGTAAAACCAGTGGTTAAGTATACAGTATTATCTACCCACAGTGAGATAGGAGGGAAGATGCAGGATTATTTTTTAGAGTCGTTGAAACTCCAGCGAATTGATTTTTTTCTTAAGCTTGTAGTGGCCAGTGAATGTAGTGATCAGGAAAAAGAGCTTGCGCTGCTTTGGATTTCAGAACTGACGGATGAACTCATGGCAAAAATCAGAACCCACGAATATAACCGCTCAATGGATGTTGTTAACTGAGGGGTAATTTATGCGCATTGAAATAATGATCGATAAAGAGCAAAAAATTAGCCAGTCTACCCTGGATGCCCTTGAATCCGAGCTTTACCGCAATCTGCGCCCCCTGTATCCAAAAACGGTAATCCGCATCCGCAAAGGTAGCTCTAACGGTGTGGAACTGAGCGGACTGAAACTGGACGAAGAAAAAAAACAAGTGATGAAAATTATGCAGCAGGTATGGGAAGACGACAGCTGGCTGCATTAAGAAACGTTGCCCCCAGGAGGATTCATTCTGATGGGGGCTGGTTTGGGCAACGAGTGAAACGAGGCGTAAGGTGGGCGGATATTTTGATAAGCAATAGTCCGTTTAGAGTCAGAAGCGAACGTTACTGACATCAAACTGGTGAGGAGTTCAGTATGTATAATGCTTTTACTCTTCCCATATGGAGCCCTAACATGAATCGTTTGACTGAGATTGGTTTTATCAAGGTAGGATTCTGGCAGATTATAGACGGCAGCCTGAAATATCATCTCGATGACAGATTCACAGATGTGAAGAACAACCTCTATGCATTTGTTTGTGATGGTGAGGTAAAGTACGTTGGTAAAACCACTCGTCTACTACGTAACAGGATGTACCATTATTCACGTCCTGGCCCTTCCCAATCTACGAATATAAAAAATAACGCTAACATTATTGAGATGCTATCTAACAATGTTGCCGTAGATATCTTGGTGCTTCCAGATTCAGGACTAATGCGCTATGGGCAATTTCACTTGAATCTTGCTGCTGGGCTTGAGGATTCAATCATTAGTCTTATCCGTCCTGAATGGAATGGAATTCAGAGCCCAGTCTTGAAGAGTGAGGAATTAGTATCATCTGAAACTGAAATCATCACACATAGCAGTATCAAACAATTCACTTTCAATATGACAGATACGTACTGGCGTAGAGGATTCTTCAATGTGCCGGTAGTAAGTTCTCAACATTTTGGTAAAGACGGAGAGAACATTAAAATTGTTCTTCGTGATGGTACGTCTTCCATCACTGCAATGATTAACCGAACTGCCAATCAGACTGGTTCACCCCGCATTATGGGGGGCGTTGAGCTCAGACAGTATTTTCAACTCAATTACATAATTGGTGATATCGTTCCTTTCGAAGTGATCACACAAAACATGATGAAGCTAAAATAAAAAGTGTTTCTTCCTTCCTACGGTCGTATCAGCCTGAAAAGTTCTGTGGGGCGATCTGAGCACTTCCAATCAAATACGCAGATATTATCAAAGCACATCGGGTAGCAGCAGACCGTGAACTTCCGCCCCTGACTCACAGCATTCCGTTAGCTTTGATAGCTCGAATGTGTCGGTTTTCAAGTGGTCAATCAGATACGTACCTTCACCCCACTCGTTAGTGCATGTCTATGCCGCATGAATCCGCATGATCGTTTGAGGATCGTTTTTGCTGAGGCCCGCCAGAACTGGCGGGCTTTTGCTTATGTCATGCAGGTGCATGAAAATCACTACATAAAGCGGGCAGGCGTGGCGGGGATACGAGCGCGCGCAACGGGGTAAAATGGCCAAAATCCGGCACAGCCTCTGGCCCGCTGGCGGCCTCATTTGATGGGGGGGGGAAGATGTCAGGGCAAAAAGAAACGCCCCCGCAGAATGCTGCTGAGGCGCTTAGGTTGGTGTTATCGTTTCCTGGGGGGCGGTAAATAATTTTTGGTAGTGTTACCTTTCGAGCATGGCTGGTATCCGGGACAGCCTTTGCGCTGTCGTTCGCAGCCAGGGCAACTGCATTTATCAGTCATCAGTCTTTTACAGAAATATCTAATGTGTAGGGTTCGAAGCGGACCACTTCTTCACCCAGCCAGTCATTCAGCTCCTGCAGTCGCTTTTGCAGTGGCATCAGTTCATTGCGGACGAAGACACGGCTCGCTTTTTCCACATCACCAAAGCCGCCAGTGTTGTTGGGAATGATGCCCATCATTTGCGGCGGTACGCGGTGAGCCGCCATCATGTCATCGCGGCTGACGTTCTTGATGTTCAGAAATTCATCCTTCGCCGCGACTTCCGACAACGGGATAATCTGAATGCCATCTTTTTTGCCGTTAGGCGAGTACATAAACAGGTTGCGGAAGTTGCCCGGTCCTTTAGCACTTTTCATTGCCTTGCGGATGTTGTTCACATCCTCCTGGTTCTGTGCGGCGTCGGTCATATACATGATGAAGCCTGCGTGGCTGCCGTTAATGTAATACTTGCGGCGGAACAGCGTGGCGGATTCGTTGAGCAGAGCTGACGGAATGGCAGAAAGGTAACCCGGCAGACCATAAATCTCCTGGTTGATATCCGGCTCCATCAGGTGGAAGACGTTACCTTTTGTGAACTGATACGGCTGTGTAGTCAGGCTGTATTGCACAAACCAGTATGTTTCAAGGTCAAGCCCGCGTCGGGTGTATTTTGCCAGTGCAGGCTCCAGCAAAATAACTTCACCAAAGCGGTTCGTGCGTTTCTCCAGGTAGGCGTTACCAAAAACCAGATAGTCCTGCACAAAACGGGTAAATGCCTGCTGGCTGAGAAGGCGATGTGGAATATAGGTACTGCTGATAATGTCACGCTTAACACTGATCGGGGAGCTGTGGTGCACGGCGGCGCGGAAGGTGCGCGCCAGTCCGTCAAAGCTGACGGGCGGCTCATACCAGCGATCCATCTGTACGCATTCCACATAGTCCAGCAGTTCGCGGCGGTCCAGTACAGGAATGGGATCACCAAAGCTGAAAGCCTCCGCAACGGATTTTTTAGTTTCTTCTGCAGTTACGGTTTCGCCTGGCGCGATATGTTCTTTCATCAAAAAATCTCCACAATATTGCTGGTATTGGCGGACTCGCCCTGCAGCGGTTCGTTAAACAGTGCGTGCATTGTTGCCCAGGCCAGATCGGCATGGCTGGCTTCTTCGCTGCGGCTGGCTTCATAGGTCGGGCGGTTGCCGCTGGCGGTGGTGGCGCGACGGATTGCCATGAATGACTGCGCAATGTCGGTGTGCCCGGCGTCAAACTCCAGACGGCGGTGGCTGATAATGTCGTAGGCCTTGAGCACCAGGGCATTTTTAACGTTGGGGTTGTAGACAAACTCCCGGACGGCAGGAAAGAACGCTTTCACGTTCTCATAAACCCCGTGACCAACGCCGGTCGAGTCGATACCGATATAGGTCACGTTGTACTGTTCGGTCAGTTTTTTGATCGCGTCAGCCTGGGCGCGGAAGTCCATCCCACGCCACTGGTGACGCTCAAGAATGCGGAACTTACCGCCCGGCACGGCTGGCGGTGCCACCACCACGCATCCGGCGCTGTCGCCGTTCTGCGTACCTTTTGCCGGGTCATAACCGATCCACACTTCGCGCCAGCCAAACGGGCGTAGCGCCAGTGCATGAAAGTCGGTCCAGACTTCCCAACTGTCCACCATGCACGCCTGCAGCTCGCTGAGCGGGAACACGGATGCGAGATCGTCCACGAACTCACACATCAGCAGGTTCTGGTATTCGTCCGGGCTGTACTCCATGCGCAACTGGTCGAGATCGAACAGGTTACAGCCGCCGCGCACCGCATCTTCCACGGTGACTATCTGGCGGTATTGCCCGTCTGCGCACAGCAGGCCGGGGGCCAGATTGTTGTGGGACAGGTCGATGTCCACCTTATCGGCTTTGTTGCGCCCACGGTTGAACAGCGCACCGGACCAGAACGGATAAGCACTGTGGGTCAGGCTGGATGGCGTGGAAAAATAGGTTTGTCGCCATTTTTTGTGAATAGCCATACCGGAAGCTACTTTGCGCAGCTCCTGGAATTTCGGTATCCAGAAATATTCATCCAGATACAGGTTGCCGTGGTAACTCTGGGCAGTGCGGGCATTGGTGCCGAGGAAATACAGTGTGGCCCCGTTAGGAAGCACCATCGGATCGCCTTTCAGCTCCACTTCCACTTCTTTGGCGAAGTCGATGATGTACTGTTTAAAGACGTGGGCCTGAGCCTTGCTGGCGGAAAGGAAAATCTGGTTACGCCCGGTAAGCAGGGCGTCAATCAGGGCTTCACGGGCAAAGTAAAAGGTCGCGCCGATCTGGCGTGACTTCAGCAGGTTGCGGATGCGGTTGGTTTTTCCGGCTTCCCACCAGTGGCGCTGGTAGTTGAACATGGAGGAATGGAAGATTTCTTCCAGCTTCTCAATCTGTTCATCGGTGAAGACATTCTTTTCCGGCTGACGGCGCGGGCCTTTGTTGCGGTTGGCGACGTTAGGGTTTAAGTCGGCTTCGTTGCCGCCATTGTTAAACTTGCCGATCCGCGCGTGGCGCTCCGACTGGCGCGCCAGCAGGTCAATCTCTTTGAAATCTTTCCCTTCTTTGTGCTCCTTCATAATGAGCTGGCAGTAGCGTGCGGCGGTGGTGAGCTGCATCTGATCCAGCGGCCCATAGTCACCCCACTTGTCGCGTTTTTTCCAGCTGTGAACGGTTGCAACTTTCTCGCCCAGCATTTCAGCAATGCGGGCGACGCGGTATCCCTGAAAGTACAGCAGCATGGCCTGCCGACGGGGATCGAGATCTGCGGGTGTCAGTGTGGTGTTCATGGCACAAACCTACAGCCTTGAATGAAGGCTTTCCCCGCCTGCGGTTTGTGTGGTTGTCGGTACAAATACCGCGCATTGTTTCACTGCCCCCATCACCGCAACCATAAGGCTCCAGTAAGTTTTTTCTAACGGAGCACGGCTCATGACAGTGAAAGCAAAGCGTTTTCGCATCGGGGTGGAAGGTGCCACCACCGACGGACGCGAAATCCAGCGTGAATGGCTGGAACAGATGGCAGCCAGCTACAACCCGGCGGTGTATACCGCGCTGATTAACCTTGAGCACATCAAGTCTTATCTGCCGGACAGCACCTTTAACCGCTACGGCAAGGTGACGGCGCTGTTTGCTGAAGAAATCACGGAAGGTCCGCTGGCAGGCAAGATGGCGCTGTATGCCGACGTTGAGCCAACGGAGTCCCTGGTGGAACTGGTGAAAAAAGGCCAGAAATTATTCACATCTATGGAAGTCAGCCCGAAGTTCGCTGATACGGGCAAAGCCTACCTGGTCGGCCTGGCTGCCACTGATGACCCTGCCAGTCTGGGTACGGAAATGCTGACATTCAGCGCCAGTGCAGCCCATAACCCGCTGGCAAACCGCAAGCAGAATCCTGCCAATCTCTTTACCGCTGCAGAGGAAACGGTGATCGAACTGGAAGAAATCCAGGAGGACAAGCCGTCCCTGTTTACCCGTGTCACGGCGCTGTTCACCAAAAAAGAGCAGTCCGACGATGCCCGGTTCTCTGATGTGCATAAGGCCGTGGAGCTGGTCGCCACTGAGCAGCAGAACCTGAACGCACGCACCGAAAAATCCCTGTCTGAGCAGGAAGAACGCCTGTCTGAGCTGGAGACTGCTCTGCAGGAGCAGCAAACCGCCTTTAACGAACTGGTGAATAAGCTGAGTCATGAAGACAGCCGCCAGGACTACCGCCAGCGTGCAACAGGCGGTAACGCCCCCGCTGACACTCTGACCAATTGCTGATGGAGCACAAAACCTGATGAAGAAGAATACCCGCTTTGCTTTTAACGCTTACCTGCAGCAGCTGGCACGTCTGAACGGTGTGGCAGTTGAAGAACTGTCCAGCAAATTCACCGTGGAGCCGTCTGTACAGCAGACGCTGGAAGACCAGATCCAGCAGTCCGCCGCTTTCCTGACGCTGATTAACGTCACGCCAGTGACTGAACAGTCCGGTCAGCTGCTGGGGCTGGGTGTTGGTAGTACCATTGCCGGAACCACTGATACCTCCGCGAAAGAGCGTGAACCCGTCGATCCGACCCTGATGGTCGATGTGGAATATAAATGCGAGCAGACCAACTTTGACACGGTGCTGACCTACGCGAAGCTGGATCTGTGGGCGAAGTTTCAGGATTTCCAGGTGCGTATCCGTGACGCCATCGTGAAACGTCAGGCACTGGACCGCATCATGATCGGCTTTAACGGCGTGAAGCGCGCGAAAACCTCTAACCGTAGCGAAAACCCGCTGCTGCAGGATGTGAACAAAGGCTGGTTGCAGAAAATCCGTGAGGATGCACCGGATCACGTCATGGGAAGCACCACCACGGGCGGTGAAACCACACCGGGCGCAGTGAAAGTCGGCAAAGGTGGCGAATATGCCAACCTGGACGCTGTAGTGATGGATGCGGTCAATGAGCTTATCGACGTGGTCTACCAGGACGATGACGATCTGGTGGTGATTTGCGGTCGTGAACTGCTGTCTGACAAGTATTTCCCGCTGGTCAACAAAGAGCAGGAGAACAGTGAAAAACTGGCTGCAGATATGATCATCAGCCAGAAACGCATGGGTGGCCTGCAGGCCGTGCGTGCGCCGTTCTTCCCGCCGAATGCGCTGCTGATCACCCGTCTGGATAACCTGTCCATCTACTGGCAGGAAGACACCCGCCGCCGTTCAGTTATCGACAACCCGAAACGTGACCGGATTGAAAACTTTGAATCCGTTAACGAAGCCTATGTGGTTGAGGACTACCGCTGCGCTGCACTGGTGGAAAACATCCAGATTGGCGATTTTAGCGCCGCCGCAGCAGAAGCCGGAGCGTAACCCATGAGCCTGAGTCCCGCACGGCAGCATCGCCTGCGCGTTCAGGCTGAACAGGCCGCCCGTGAGGGCGGCAGCGTTCGCCACGCGTCGGGCTATGACCTGATGCTGCTGCAACTGGCGGAAGACCGCCGCCGTCTCAAGGGCGTTCAGTCCACGGTCAAAAAAGCGGAAATCAAAGTGGAGCTGTTGCCGAAGTACGCCGCCTGGGCGGAGGGTGTTCTGGCTGCCGGAGGCGCTCAACAGGATGACGTGCTGATGTACGTGATGCTGTGGCGTATTGATGCCGGAGATTATGCCGGGGCGCTGGAGATCGGGCGTCATGCCCTGCGTCATGGCTGGGTGATGCCGCTGGGTAACCGCAACGTGCAGACCGTGCTGGCAGAGGAAATGGCAGACGCCGCGCAGAGCGCAATACTTGCCGCCACCGGCTTTGATGCCGATCTGTTGTTGCAGACGCTGGAGCTGACAGACGGTCTGGATATGCCGGACCAGTCACGGGCGCGTCTGCATAAAGCGATTGGCGCTGTCCTGAGTGAAAGCAATCCGGCTTCCGCCCTTAATCATCTCAACCATGCGTTACAGCTCGATCCCCGCTGTGGCGTGAAAAAAGACAAACAGCAGCTGGAGCGCAGACTGCGCAATGACAGCCGCTGACAGAACGTGCCCCCGCGCACGGGCGGCACGGGGTGGCGAAAGGCACTGCCACATCAAAACCCCGTCCACCGCCCTCTATTTCAGGAGAAAGCAGCATGAAGTTTGTTGCGCCAGAACAGGCACCGGAACAGGCGGAAATCATCAGGAATACGCCGTTCTGGCCTGATGTGGACTTGTCGGAGTTTCGCAGTGTCATGCGCACTGACGGCACGGTGACGCAGCCGCGTTTAAAGCAGGTTGCGCTGTCGGCAATTTCGGAGGTCAACGCAGAGCTGTATGAGTTTCGCAGACGTCAGCAGATGCTGGGGTATGCGTCGCTGGCTGAGGTTCCGGCGGAACAGCTGGACGGCAAAAGTGAGCGCATTCAGCACTATTTCAACGCGGTTTACTGCTGGGCACGCGCCATGCTCAACGAACGATACCAGGACTATGACGCCACGGCATCGGGTGTGAAGCGAGGCGAGGAACTGGCGGAAGCAAGCGGTGATTTGTGGCGTGACGCCCGCTGGGCCATCAGCCGGGTACAGGATGCGCCGCACTGCACAGTGGAGCTTATCTGATGAAAGTGCGTGCGCATCAGTATGACACGGTGGACGCGCTTTGCTGGCGTCATTACGGGCGCACGCAGGGTGTCACGGAGCAGGTACTGAAGGCAAACCCGGGGCTTGCCGAATACGGCCCCTTTTTACCTCACGGGCTGCAGGTGGAGCTGCCGGACATTCCGACTACCACCACCGTGCAGACCGTCCAGCTATGGGACTGAATTATGACGCTTGAGCGAATCAGCGCCTTTATCACGTATTGCATCGCCGTCGTGCTGGCCTGGCTGGGCGATTTGTCCATCAAGGATGCCTCAACGCTGGGCGGCCTGATGATCGGTGTGCTGATGCTGGCTATCAACTGGTACTACAAACACAAAGCCTACCAGCTTCTGCGCGACGGGCAGATCTCGCGGGAGGACTATGAATCCATCAATCGTTAAACGCTGCCTTATCGGGGCCGTGCTGGCTATTGCTGCCACGCTACCGGGTTTTCAGCAGCTTCACACCTCCGTGGAGGGGCTGAAACTGATTGCTGATTACGAAGGCTGTCGTCTGCAGCCGTATCAGTGCAGCGCGGGTGTCTGGACCGACGGCATTGGTAATACATGGGGCGTCATTCCCGGCAAAACAATCACGGAACGACAGGCAGCAGAAGGGCTGATCTCCAACGTGCTGCGTGTGGAGCGGGCACTGGAAAGGTGTGTGAAGCAACAGCCACCACAGAAGGTGTATGACGCTACGGTGTCGTTTGCCTTCAACGTGGGAACTAGCAATGCCTGCAGTTCCACACTGGTGAAATTGCTCAATCAGCGGCGCTGGGCGGATGCGTGCCGACAGTTGCCGCGCTGGGTGTATGTAAAAGGTGTGTTTAATCAGGGGCTGGATAACCGCCGTGCGCGGGAGATGGCCTGGTGCTTACAGGGAGCAAACTGAAATGAAAAAGAAAGTAATCAGCGGACTGTTTCTGATGTTATGGATAGCGCTGTTAATCGCCGCAATGGTGTATCCGCAGGGGATTTTTCCGGTACTGGCAGCATCTGGTGTCTGGGTAGCCTGTCTGCTGACATGGGCGGTAATTCCGGTATCACTGGCTGCGTTAATTAAGAACGGCCCGCTTTGGCAGGAGTTGAGGGCATCTTTGCTGAAGACAATTACCCGAAAAGAAAACGTATTTATCAGCTGGATGATGCGATTGCTGATTGTCGTCAGTCTCGCCTGGACGGGGTGGGCTATTACCCTGGTCTTTTATCTACTGACCGTTATTGCCTTCTGGATCACCCGTAATCAGATGGCGCAACAGGTAGCAGCATGAACCGGTTGCTGCTGGTTGTGCTGGCGTTATTACTGGCGGCGCTGGGCTGGCAGACGTGGCGGCTGGCTGATGCCAGCCAGACCATCAGCACGCAGGCAGACGAGCTGCAGAGCAAAAGCCAGGCACTGGCAAAGAGCAACAGCCAGCTTATCAGCCTGTCCATTCTGACTGAAACCAATAACCGGGAGCAGGCGCGGCTCTATGCCGAAGCTGAACAGACCAGCGCACTGCTGAGACAACGACAACACCGGATTGAGGAACTGAAACGTGAGAACGAGGATTTACGCCGCTGGGCTGATACTCCTTTGCCTGCTGACATTATCCGGCTGCGGGAACGCCCCACACTCACCGGAGGTGCAGCTTACCGTCAGTGGTTGTCCGCGAGTGACGCCGTGTCGGTTGGGGCAGGCAGCGCCGCGCACTAACGGTGACCTGAACGCGTTGCTGGATGAAACGGAGGCCGCCTGGGCGGTCTGTGCAGACAAAGTGGACATGATTATTGCGTGTCAGGAGAGAAACAGTGAACAAACCACAATCCCTGCGCCACGCCCTCAATAAAGCGGTGCCTTATGTCCGCAATAACCCGGACAAACTGCATCTGTTTGTGGATAACGGTTCGCTGGTTGCCACGGGGGCCAGCTCCATGTCGTGGGAGTACCGTTACACCCTGAACGCGGTGATTGAGGATTTCAGCGGCGACCAGAATCTGCTGATGGCCCCGGTTTTGCTGTGGCTGCGTGATAACCAGCCCGATGCCATCAATAACCCGGCGTTACGGGAAAAGTTATTCACCTTTGAGGTGGATATTCTGCGCAATGATGTCTGTGATATCAGCCTGAACCTGCAACTGACGGAGCGTGTGCTGGTCAGCACTGACGGGAGTGTGTCGAGTGTTGAAGCGGTAGCGGAACCCGATGAACCTGATGAAATGTGGACGGTGAAACGTGGCTGAACTGCAGAAGGTGGACGACTGGCTGAATGCCTTGCTGGCGAATCTGGAACCAGCCGCCAGAAGCCGCATGATGCGCCAGCTGGCGCAGGAACTGCGCCGGACACAGCAGCAGAACATCAGGATGCAGCGCAATCCTGATGGCAGCAGCTATGAACCGAGGCGAGTAACAGCACGCAGTAAAAAAGGCCGTATCAAACGTCAGATGTTTGCAAAGCTGCGCACCACAAAATACCTGAAAACTGCCGCCAGCGCCGACTCTGCCAGCGTCCAGTTTGAAGGCAAGGTACAGCGCATTGCCCGTGTTCATCACTACGGCCTGCGCGATCGCGTCAGTCGTAAGGGACCGGAGGTCCGTTACGCAGAGCGTCGCCTTCTGGGTGTAAATGATGATGTTGAGGCAATGACCCGTGACATGATTCTGCAATGGCTGGCGGGGTGATCTTTGTATCAGCACTGATACAAGTTGCAGCACTGCCGCCTTTCTTCCCCTGATGGCAACCTTTCCCTATGAACGCACAATTAACCGAAATCATGCGCCTTATCACCAATCTGATCCGCACAGGTGTAGTCACCGAAGTGGACCGGGAAAACTGGCTGTGTCGGGTGAAAACGGGCGACCTTGAAACTAACTGGATCAGTTGGCTGACGCTGCGTGCCGGGAATGCCCGCACATGGTGGCGACCATCGGAAGGTGAGCAGGTGGTACTGCTGAGTCTGGGAGGCAATCTGGAAACCGCCTTTGCGCTGCCCGCTGTCTATTCGAATCAGTTCGCGCCACCGTCGACGTCGGCGGAAGCCTGCGTGACAGAACATCCTGACGGTGGCTGGTTTGAATACGAACCCACCACCGGGCGCTGGTATGTCAGGGGCATCAAATCCATGGTCATTGAGGCTGCCGACAACATAACCCTGAAAACCAGTGAGTTTGTACTGGATGCTGACCGCACACGTATTAACAGTGAAGTGGTGATCAATGGTGGCGTTACCCAGGGCGGCGGTGCAATGAGTTCTAACGGGATCGTGGTTGATGCACATCAGCATACTGGCGTCCTGAAAGGCGGCGACACAACCGGAGGTCCGGTATGACGCTTTATAGCGGGATGAACAATACCAGCGGTAAAGCCATTACTGATATTGACCATCTGCGCCAGTCGGTGCGGGACATTCTGCTGACACCGCAGGGTAGCCGTATTGCCCGTCGTGAATATGGTTCCCTGCTGTCGGCACTGATAGATCAGCCACAAAATCCGGCGTTACGCCTGCAGGTCATGTCGGCAGTGTATGTGGCGCTGAGTCGCTGGGAGCCACGGCTGACGCTGGATTCCATCACCATCAACAGCAATTTTGACGGTTCAATGGTGGTGGCGCTGACCGGGCGGCGTAATAACGGTGTGCCTGTGTCACTTTCCGTATCAACAGGAGCAGAGAATGGCAGTGATTGACCTTTCGCAGTTGCCTGCGCCGCAGATTGTCGATGTGCCAGACTTTGAGACGCTGCTTGCCGAACGCAAGGCAGAATTTGTGGCGCTTCATCCGAAAGATGAGCAGGAAGCAGTGATGCGTACGCTGGAACTGGAATCTGAACCCGTCACTAAATTGTTGCAGGAGAACGCTTACCGTGAGTTGCTTCTGCGCCAGCGCATTAACGAAGCCGCGCAGGCGGTGATGGTGGCTTACGCGATGGGCGGCGATCTGGACCAGCTCGCTGCCAACTACAACGTGAAGCGCCTGACGGTGACGCCTGCTGATAATGACGCTGTGCCGCCCGTTGCGGCAGTGATGGAAAGCGATGAAGCGTTACGCCTGCGTGTGCCTGCAGCCTTTGAGGGGCTTTCAGTTGCGGGACCAACTGCCGCTTATGAATTTCATGCCCGAAGCGCCGACGGTCGGGTGGCGGATGCCAGTGCAACCAGTCCGGCACCTGCAGAGGTGGTACTGACTGTCCTGAGCCGTGAAGGCGACGGAACAGCAGAAAAAGATTTGCTGGATGTGGTGGAGAAAGCCCTGAACAGTGAGAATGTCCGCCCGGTGGCTGACCGTCTGACGGTTCGCAGCGCAGAAATCATCCCGTACCGCGTGGAAGCCACCATTTTTCTCTATCCGGGGCCGGAAGCAGAGCCGGTAATGGCTGCGGCAAAAGCCAGTCTGCAGAAGTACATCGCCAGTCAGACGCGGCTTGGCCGGGATATTCGCCGTAGTGCCATCTTTGCCGCCCTGCATGTTGAGGGGGTGCAGCGTGTGGAGCTGGCTTCCCCGCTGGCGGATGTGGTCCTGAACAAAACACAGGCGGCATCATGTACGCAGTGGAGCGTAACCAACGGAGGAACGGATGAATAGTCTGCTGCCACCGGGTTCAACACCACTGGAGCGCCGACTGGCGCAAACCTGCAGCGGGATTTCTGATTTGCAGGTGCCTCTGCGTGACCTGTGGGATCCGGCTACCTGTCCGGTCAGTTTCCTGCCTTATCTCGCCTGGGCGTTCTCTGTGGATCGATGGGACGAGGACTGGACGGAAAGCGTCAAACGCCAGGTGGTAAAGGATGCCTTTTATATCCATCAGCATAAAGGAACCACCAGTGCCGTGCGGCGGGTGGTGGAGCCGTTCGGCTTTCTGATCCGCATTATTGAGTGGTGGCAGACCGGATAAGCACCCGGCACGTTTCGCCTGGACATTGGTGTGCAGGACCAGGGCATCACTGAAGATACCTATCTGGAACTTGAGCGGCTGATAAGCGATGCCAAACCATGTAGCCGTCACATGATCGGCATGTCCATCAATCTGCAGACCAGTGGCCCGCACTGGGTGGGGGCCGCCAGTTATCTTGGCGAAGAAATCACGATTTATCCGTATATCAACGAAACGATTATTTCTGGCGGCACCGCGCATGAGGGCGGGGCAGTCCACGTTATTGACACAGTGAGAGTGAATCCATGAGCACAAAATTTTATACCCTGCTGACGGAGATTGGTGCGGCGAAACTTGCCAGCGCCACTGCACTTGGTGTGCCGCTTAAAATTACCCATATGGCGGTAGGCGATGGCGGCGGAACATTACCAACGCCGGACGCAAAGCAGACGGCACTGGTAAATGAGAAACGCCGGGCTGCGCTGAATATGCTCTATATCGACCCGCAGAACAGCAGCCAGATTATTGCTGAACAGGTGATCCCCGAAAACGAGGGCGGTTGGTGGATCCGTGAAGTGGGCCTGTTTGATGAATCAGGGGCATTGATTGCCGTGGGAAACTGCCCGGAAAGCTATAAGCCGCAACTAGCTGAAGGCAGCGGGCGCACCCAGACCGTGCGCATGGTGCTGATTACCAGCAGTACCGATAATATCACACTGAAAATTGACCCTTCAGTGGTGCTGGCAACCCGCAAGTATGTGGATGACAAGGTGCTTGAGCTTAAGGTGTATGTGGATGACCTGATGGCAAAGCATCTTGCTGCTGCAGATCCTCATACGCAGTATGCGCCCAAAGACAGCCCAACATTGACTGGCACGCCGAAAACGCCAACAGCACCGGCGGGAACTAACACGACTCAGATTGCTAGCACGGCATTTGTGCAGGCGGTGGTCACTGCGCTAAATAACGCACTGGCGTTGAAAGCTCCACTGGCAAGTCCGGCCCTGACCGGAACGCCGACGGCTCCGACTGCAGCGCAAACGGCGAACAATACGCAGATTGCCACCACGGCATTTGTGAAAGCGGCAGTTGCCGAGATGGTCGGTTCATCGCCGGAGGCGCTGGATACGTTAAATGAATTGGCTGCTGCGCTGGGGAATGATCCTAACTTTGCGACAACAGTAATGAGTGCGCTGGCGGGAAAAATGAACAAAGCAGCTAATGGCGCTGATATTGCCGATGTTTCTGCTTTTCTAAAAAACCTTCATCTTGGGGAGGGCAGTGCGTTGCCAGTCGGTGTTCCTGTTCCGTGGCCTACTGCAATACCGCCGGAAGGTTGGTTGAAGTGTAATGGAGCATCATTCAGTTCCTCGCAATATCCGAAACTGGCGCAGGTTTATCCGTCATTAAAATTACCAGATCTACGCAGTGAGTTTATTCGCGGCTGGGACGATGGGCGTGGCGTAGACGCTGGACGTCAGGTTCTAACGTCTCAGACTGATGCTATGCAGCCGATTATCGGCTCCATTGGCTATGGTACAAACGGTATGTTTACTTATGCTGATGGAGCTTTTACGGGTATAGATCGTGAAAGCGGAGACGGTATTGTTACACAGGCAACAAGCATCTCACAATATAAACAGGCTCACTTAGATTCAAGTACGATAACACGAACAGCGGCAGAAACACGTCCACGGAATATTTCATTTAATTACATTGTGAGAGCAGCATAATGACAGAAGCGAAACTAAATAATGAGTTTATAGCTGTGGAATCTGGCAATATAACGGTGTTTAACTTTGATATTGAAACTCGTGAATATCTTTCTTCTAGTGTTGAATTTCTTGCTGTAGGGGTTGGGATTCCAGCTAATTCATGCATTGATATGCCGGGTAAAAGTAAAAAAGGGTTAACCATTTGCCGGACTAAGGATCTTACCGCGTGGGAATATATTGCTGATCATCGAGGTGAGACTGTTTACAGCACCGAAACTGGCAAAAAAATAGCTGTAACAGTGCTCGGCGATTACCCAGAAAAAACTACGAAACTACCTCCTGCTACACCATACGATAAGTGGAACGGTAGTGCATGGGTGACAGATACCGAGATGCAGCACGAGGTTGACGTGGAAACTGCTGATCAGAAGAAAGCGGAGCTTCTGGCAAAGGCTCAGCTAACAATCAATCTATGGCAGACAGAACTACAATTAGGAATTATCAGTGATGAAGATAAAGTCAGACTAATCACTTGGATGAATTACATCAAAGCGGTGCAGTTGGTAGACACGTCAACTGCGCCAGATATAACGTGGCCGAGGAAGCCCGAGTGACTGAGAATTAAATGGTTAGTATCATCCTCCCCCACACTGCCTATATGGTATGAATACGAGGGGGAGGCTGTTTGTTGTCTGTTTCTGTGATAATATTAGATTCTCGTTTTTTAATAAAAAAATCAATATGAAAGAGAATAAAATACGTTCTGCCGATGGCGTGAGAGGTTTCGCTTTGATGATTGTTGTGGTGATGCATGCTACGGGACTATTCTTTCCCTCACTTCATGATCATCTTGGAGGTACGGGGCAGCCCGGTGTTTGGTTGTTTTTTGTTCTTAGCGCCTTTTTGTTGACACATAAATTTATTAATTCTGGTTTTTCGTTTTTGAATGTGTTGAGTTATCTTTTAGGGCGAACAATAAGGATATTACCGATTTTTTATATTGCAGTATTAATTTATTACCTTATGGGATTTTATGATTTAGAGAAAATGAAATCGATAATTTCATTTGATAGTACTTACATCCATCTCTGGACTATTCCGATAGAATTCAAGTTTTACTTTTTGTTGCCGATTGTGGTTTATCTCGCATCTAGTATCCAGAAAGTTGCAGGTAGAAAATATTCTTTGTTGTTTTTGATATTGTTAACCTTAGCGTTCGCTTTTATATACCCTTATACGGATGACGAAATCAACGGTAGGCTACCGTATTATATTCCTGTTTTTATGTATGGAATTATAATTGCGTTTATGTATAACTATTTTCAAATTAAAATATCATCTCTCGTTAGTGATGGGGTGTCAATTGCGATTATATTAATATTTATAATGTTGACCCCTCCTTTTCAGGGGGCTAATGGTTGGCTGGGTAATAAATTTGTGGTATTAGGGCCATTTATTGCTCTCTTTGTATATCTGCAAGTAAATTCCAGTGGGTATGTAAGCGCGGTTTTATCTTCAAAAATCATGGCGGATTTGGGGAAATATAGTTTTTCAATTTATTTGTTTCATATAATGATAATTTTTATTGTTTATCCTAAATTTTTGGATAATGTTACTGCATACTTAGTTACTATAGCTTTATGTATTGGCGGTGGGGCTATTGCCTATCATTGCATTGAATCTCCCTTGGAATCGTTCAGACATAAGCTTATGAAAAGAATAACGCAGGCTTATCAGAATCAAAATATTTAAGTAAAAGCAAAAAAGGCTCTCGTCAACCGACGAAGCCTTTTAAAACGAGTATTAATTCCCGTCCTGTAAAGTGCCCCCTATCCCAGAACAACGTTTTTAGTTATCAACGCCGTTCCGAAAATTTCCTGCGACGTTGTGTGATTAACCGTACAACGCACATCAGCTGTCTGCATGGCGTAATCAATACAACATAGGGCGAAGCCTAAACCAATCAGGAGGTTCGCCACTATGGCTCAGGATTACCACCACGGGGTGCGCGTTGTTGAAGTCAACGAAGGCACCCGATCCATTACCACGGTGAGCACCGCCATCGTGGGCATGGTCTGCACGGGCGATGATGCCGATGCAAAAATGTTTCCTCTTAATAAACCCGTGCTGATCACTGATGTACTGACCGCCAGCGGTAAAGCGGGTGAGTCCGGCACGCTGGCCCGTTCGCTGGATGCCATCGCTGACCAGGCAAAACCCGTGACCGTTGTTGTGCGTGTGCCACAGGGTGAAACGGAAGAAGAAACCACAACCAATATCATTGGCGCAGTGACCGCCGAGGGTAAAAAAACAGGCATGAAAGCCCTGTTATCTGCCCAGTCACAGCTCGGCGTTAAACCGCGCATTCTCGGCGTGCCAGGTCACGATAACAAAGCCGTTGCGACTGAGTTGCTGAGCGTGGCGCAAAGCCTGCGCGGGTTTGCTTACCTGTCGGCGTATGGCTGCAAAACAGTGGAAGAAGTGCTTACCTACCGCGAAAACTTCAGTCAGCGTGAAGGGATGCTGATCTGGCCGGATTTTATCAGCTGGGACACGGTGCTGAATGCCGAAGCAACGGCATATGCCACCGCGCGTGCGCTTGGCCTGCGCGCCAAAATTGACGAGCAGACCGGATGGCACAAAAGCCTGTCCAACGTGGGCGTGAACGGTGTCACCGGAATTTCTGCTGATGTGTTCTGGGATCTGCAGGACCCGGCAACAGATGCAGGTCTGCTGAACCAGAACGACGTCACCACGCTTGTGCGCAAAGACGGTTTCCGCTTCTGGGGGTCCCGCTGCCTGAGTGATGACCCGCTCTTTGCCTTCGAAAACTACACCCGCACGGCGCAGGTACTGATGGACACGATGGCAGAAGCGCACATGTGGGCGGTGGACAAACCGCTGAACCCGTCGCTGGCCCGCGACATTATCGAAGGTATCCGCGCCAAAATGCGTAGCCTGGTCAGTCAGGGCTATCTCATTGGTGGTGATTGCTGGCTGGACGAGTCGGTGAACGATAAAGACACTCTGAAAGCCGGGAAGCTCACCATCGATTACGACTACACGCCAGTGCCGCCACTTGAAAACCTGATGCTGCGACAGCGCATCACCGATCAGTACCTGGTGAATTTCTCCAGCCAGGTCAGCGCGTAAGGGGACAACATGGCTTTACCACGCAAATTAAAACACCTGAACCTGTTTAACGACGGGAACAACTGGCAGGGGATCGTTGAGTCGCTGACGCTGCCGAAATTCACCCGCAAATATGAGAAGTATCGCGGCGGCGGTATGCCGGGGGCGGTGGATGTGGATCTGGGGCTGGATGACGGCGCACTGGATACAGAATTTTCCATTGGTGGTACTGAACTGCTGCTGTTTAAGCAGATGGGCAAAGCTACGGTGGATGGCATCCAGCTGCGCTTTACCGGCTCTATCCAGCGTGACGATACCGGGGAAGTGCAGGCCGTGGAGCTTGTGGTGCGTGGACGTCACAAAGAAGTGGATTCCGGCGAGTGGAAGACGGGCGAAAGCAACACCACCAAAGTGACCAGCACCAACAGCTACGCGAAGCTGACCATCAATGGTGAGGTGCTCTATGAAGTGGACCTTATCAACATGGTGGAAATTGTGGACGGAGTGGACCTGATGGAAGCGCACCGCAACGCCCTCGGCCTCTGAAGTATCTGAACGGCGCGGAATACCGCGCCAGAACCCAATTTACAGGACAACAAAATGAGCGATAAGCAGACTGAAAAGACCATTCAACTGGATACCCCCATCATGCGCGGTAAAACAGAAATTACCGAAATTGTGCTGCGTAAACCGCAGTCTGGTGCGCTGCGCGGCACACGCCTGCAGGCCATTATGGATATGGATGTGAACGCGATGATGACCGTGATCCCCCGCATCTCCAGTCCGGCACTGACTGCACAGGAAATCGCAGAGATGGACCCGGCAGATCTCACTGCCATGTCGGTTGAGGTTGTCACTTTTTTGTTGAAGAAGTCGGTGCTTGCCGGTTTACCGACAGCCTGACGGTTGACGATCTGGTGGCAGATATCGCCACCATCTTTCACTGGCCGCCATCCGTTACTGACGTTATGCCGCTGACCGAAGTGCTGGAATGGCGGTATAAAGCGATTCAGAGAAGCGGGGCCAGCCATGAGTGACAATAACCTGCGTCTGCAGGTGATTCTGAATGCGGTTGACAAGCTCACCCGCCCATTTCGATCCGCGCAGGCCAGTTCAAGAGAACTGGCTGCTGCTGTCAAAAAATCCCGCGATGCAATAAAGCAGCTTGATCAGGCCGGGAGCAGTCTGGACAGCTTCCGAAAGCTGCAGGCAGAAAATCAGAAATTAGGCGACAGGCTGAACTATGCCCGCCAGCGTGCAAATTTACTCAGTCATGAACTGGGATCAATGGGGCCGCCTTCGCAACGTCAGGTTGTTGCTCTGGGCCGTCAACGGCTGGCTGTTCAGCGCCTGGAAGAACGCCAGAAAAAGCTGCAGCAGCAGACGGCGCTTGTGCGTGCAGAACTTTATCGTGCTGGTATTTCAGCTAATGATGGCGCCAGTGCGACGGCCCGCATTACCCGTGAAACGATGCGTTATAACAGGCAGCTTTCTGAGCAGGAAGCGAGGTTACGACGTGTCGGGGAGCAACAGCGAAAAATGCACGCCGCCCGGGGGGCTTACGCCAGGCGTCTTGAAGTAAGGGATCGGATTGCAGGTGCCGGAGCCACCACCACGGCTGCAGGGCTGGCAATGGGCGCACCAGTGATGGCGGCAGTAAAAAGCTATACCAGCATGGAAGATGCCATGAAAGGTGTGGCAAAGCAGGTCAATGGTCTGCGTGACGATAATGGCAACCGCACTGCGCGTTTTTATGAAATGCAGGATGCCATCAAGGCTGCCAGCGAACAGTTGCCGATGGAAAACGGTGCGGTGGACTTCGCCGCACTGGTTGAAGGTGGGGCGCGCATGAACGTCGCAAACCCTGACGACAGCTGGGAAGACCAGAAACGTGACCTGCTGGCCTTCGCCAGCACGGCGGCAAAGGCGGCAACAGCCTTTGAACTGCCAGCGGATGAACTGTCAGAAAGTCTGGGGAAAATCGCCCAGCTCTACAAAATCCCTACCCGCAATATTGAACAGCTCGGTGATGCGCTGAACTATCTGGATGATAACGCCATGTCGAAAGGAGCGGACATCATTGATGTCATGCAACGCCTGGGCGGTGTGGCTGACCGTCTGGATTATCGTAAAGCGGCGGCGCTGGGTTCCACCTTCCTGACACTGGGCGCTGCGCCGGAGGTTGCAGCCAGTGCAGCAAACGCGATGGTGCGTGAATTGTCCATTGCCACCATGCAAAGTAAGAGTTTCTTTGAAGGAATGAATCTGCTGAAACTCAATCCTGAAGTGATTGAAAAGCAGATGACGAAGGATGCGATGGGAACTATCCAGCGTGTGCTGGAGAAGGTGAACGCACTGCCGCAGGATAAGCGTCTGTCTGCCATGACCATGTTGTTTGGTAAAGAGTTTGGCGATGACGCGGCGAAACTGGCAAACAACCTGCCGGAACTGCAGCGCCAGCTAAAACTGACAGCGGGCAATGATGCGCTCGGCTCCATGCAGAAAGAATCCGACATTAACAAGGATTCACTTTCTGCGCAGTGGTTGCTGGTCAAAACCGGAGCGCAGAACACCTTCAGCAGCCTGGGCGAAACGCTGCGCCAGCCGCTGATGGATATTCTGTACACGGTGAAAAGCGTCACGGGGGCGTTGCGCCGCTGGGTGGAAGCTAACCCGGAACTGACGGGCACACTGATGAAAGTAGCAGCGGTTGTGGCTGCGGTGACAGTGGGCCTCGGCACCTTAGCGGTGGTGTTGGCTGCAGTGCTGGGGCCGCTGGCAGTGATCCGTCTGGGATTCTCTGTGCTGGGTATCAAAACGTTACCTTCCGTTACGGATGCAGTAACACGAACCAGCAGCGCGTTGTCCGGGTTGGCAGGCGCGCCACTGGCAGTGCTTCGACGCGGGCTTGCTTCATCGGGGAGCACTGCGGGTTTACTTACTGCGCCGTTGTCGTCTTTGCGCCGCACGGCATCACTGACGGGGAATGTCCTGAAAACTGTAGCAGGTGCGCCGGTTGCACTATTGCGGTCTGGATTATCCGGTTTACGTGCTGTTGCTGTGATGTTTATGAATCCTCTGGCAGCACTACGCGGCGGGCTGACTGCCACAGGCGCGGTGCTTCGTGTGCTGGCATCCGGTCCGCTGGCGATGCTGCGCGTGGCCCTGTATGCCATATCTGGTCTGTTAGGTGCTCTGCTCAGTCCGATAGGTCTTGTGGTTACTGCACTGGCAGGCGTGGCGCTGGTTGTCTGGAAATACTGGCAACCCATCACCGCATTTCTCGGTGGCGTGGTGGAAGGATTCAAAGCAGCGGCTGGTCCCATCAGTGCCGCATTCGAACCACTTAAGCCTGTGTTCCAGTGGATTGGAGACAAAGTGCAGGCGCTGTGGGGCTGGTTTACTGACCTGCTGACGCCTGTTAAGTCGACCTCTGCCGAACTGCAGAGTGCAGCGGCAATGGGGCGACGATTCGGGGAGGCACTGGCGGAAGGGCTGAATATGGTCATGCATCCGCTGGACTCGCTGAAATCCGGCGTTTCCTGGTTGCTGGAGAAACTCGGCATTGTCAGTAAAGAGGCTGCAAAAGCGAAACTGCCGGAAAGCGTGACGCGTCAGCAACCTGCGACGGTGAATGCAGACGGTAAAGTGATGATGCCATCGGGTGGTTTTCCGTCATGGGGATATGGCTTTGCGGGGATGTATGACAGCGGCGGGTATATCCCGCGCGGGCAGTTCGGCATTGTCGGTGAAAACGGGCCTGAAATTGTTAACGGTCCGGCAAACGTGACCAGCCGGAGAAATACAGCTGCACTGGCTGCGGTTGTTGCCGGAATGATGGGTGTTGCTGCCGCGCCAGCAGAGCTTCCACCGTTGCACCCTTTGGCACTTCCCGCGAAAGGCGGCGAAGCGATGGTGAGTCGCGCAGCTGCTGTGCCGCCCGTTCACCGGATTGAGGCACCGACGCAGATCATCATCCAGACGCAGCCAGGACAAAGTGCGCAGGATATTGCGCGGGAGGTGGCACGCCAGCTTGATGAACGTGAACGCAGACTGAAGGCAAAGGCCAGGAGTAACTACAGCGATCAGGGGGGATACGACGCATGATGATGGTGCTGGGATTGTACGTGTTTATGCTGCGCACCGTACCGTATCAGGAGCTGCAGTATCAACGCAGCTGGCGACATGCGGCAAACAGTCGGGTAAATCGTCGTCCGTCCACGCAGTTTCTGGGACCGGACAACGACATGCTGACGCTTTCCGGTGTTCTTATGCCGGAGATAACAGGCGGCAGGCTGTCGTTGCTGGCACTGGAGCAGATGGCAGAACAGGGGAAAGCATGGCCCCTGATTGAAGGCAGCGGCACGATTTACGGCATGTATGTGATTGAGGGACTGAATCAGACTAAAACGGAGTTTTCCGCGACGGTATGCCGCGCCGGATTGAGTTCACCCTGTCGCTCAAACGGGTGGATGAATCCCTGTCCGATATGTTCGGTGATCTCAGTGCGCAGCTGAATAATCTGCAGGACACGGCAACATCTGCATTAAGCGATATCAGTAAAACGGTGGGAGGGCTGCTGTCGTGAATTTCAGCTCTGAACTGCTTAACAAAGGCAACAAAACTCCGGCATTCAGCATCAGTATTGAGGGCAGGGATATCACCACTGTGCTGGACAACCGCCTGATGGGGCTGACGCTGACGGATAACCGGGGCTTTGAAGCGGACCAGCTTGATCTGGAACTGGATGATGCCGATGGAAAAATCGTGCTGCCGCGTCGTGGTGCGGTCATTACGCTGGCGCTGGGATGGAAAGGGCAGCCACTTTTCCCGAAAGGGGCATTCACGGTGGATGAAATTGAACACACTGGCGCACCGGACCGCCTGACTATCCGGGCGCGAAGTGCTGATTTTCGGGAAACGCTGAATACCCGCCGTGAAAAATCGTGGCACAAGACCACTGTCGGGGAAGTGGTGAAGGAAATAGCTGCGCGGCACAAACTGAAGATGGCTCTGGGTAAAGACCTGTCTGATAAACCCGTGGATCATATAGACCAGACTAATGAGAGTGATGGCAGTTTTCTGATGCGGCTGGCGCGCCAGTACGGTGCTATTGCGTCGGTGAAAAATGGCAATCTGTTATTTATCCGGCAGGGACAGGGTAAAAGTGCCAGCGGTAAACCACTGCCGGTGATCACTATCACACGTAAGGACGGCGACAGTCACCGCTTTACCCTGGCAGATCGCGGAGCCTACACGGGCGTCATTGCCAGCTGGTTGCATACCCGCGAACCCGCGAAGAAAGAAAACACTACGGTGAAGCGTAAGCGCAGGACCAAGAAGCCGAAGAAAGAGCCGGAAGCGAAGCAGGGCGATTACCTGGTGGGTACGGATGAAAACGTGCTGGTACTTAATCGCACTTATGCCAACCGGAGCAACGCTGAACGGGCAGCGAAAATGCAGTGGGAACGCCTGCAACGCGGTGTTGCGTCATTCTCGCTACAACTGGCGGAAGGGCGGGCAGATCTCTACACGGAAATGCCTGTGAAGGTCATTGGCTTTAAACAGCCGATAGATGATGCGGAATGGACTATTACGACTCTGACACATACCGTCAGCCCGGATAACGGTTTTACGACCAGTCTGGAGCTTGAAGTGAAGATTGACGGTCTTGAAATGGAATAA